CTCCCGCCGTGAAGTTGATGGCCACAGTAGCCGCGCTTGGAAATGCCCCCGTACCGTTCGTCGATCCAATAACGGCAGCCCATGTGGTGTCGGCAATATTTACTTCAATGTAACCGTCTACTGTGTCCGTTTCAGGATCGGCATCGGGATATTTAGTTAGTGTTGCAAGCCCAAACGACAGTTCCGGTACCCACCGATCCGCTACGCACCAATCCCAAGCGTGAAGCGTCCACCACAACGGAGCGAAGGCGTAGTACAGACGCTTGGAAAACTTCGCGTGGGTACGGAACTCGGCTACCTGCTTGTCTCCATACCACCAGAAGATCGCGTGAGGAATGATCCTGAAGATGCGCCTACGCCCAACGGACGAGGACTCCCCACTGATCCGCAAGACGTAGCGGAACCACCTACCGATGACGGGCGCGTTCAGCAGCCACAGAAGTCTCTCCTGATGGAGAAGGAAGAAGAGACTGCCGAACGCCGGCCAATGTTGGGTTGGGTTCATGGTTCTTTACGCCTAAGTACCTTTCTTCTCCTGCTGCGCTCCCGTACTCTTCTTTATTCCAAGGTCCTGATAGAACTTATTAAGGAACATGGTCGCCTTGTTGATCGCGTTCGGGATCGTCGTTTCCTCCGCGAGCGCCCGGTAGACGAGGTAATCCACCGCCGGGGCGATATACGAATCATCCAGAGGGAACGCATCGTCCGTCTCTACGAGAGGACTCGGAGAAAGGGTCATCAGCGTCCGGATCGCATTCGCCTGACCGGCCGGCTGAGGAGGGAACACATACAGCTTCTTCGGCTCCCGAGGATCGATCACGGCATGGATCACCGTTGCATTTGACGGGAAGGTCATCCACCCAGGCAACAGAGAGTCAAGGGCCGTTTTTTCTATTTGCTTGATCGCCCTCCCGGGAACGTCTCCCACCGTGAGGTTGCAGATCGCGTCTACCATATCGATGAAGGAATCAGGGAGTTTCTGAATCGGTCCCGCGACAAGGGTTAAATCCACCGTGTTCGTATAGGCGTCCGGCTTCAGGTTGATGATCTCAAGGATGGCGAGGTTCAGATACGGGACGAGCCTGTCCGGTCCCCATTTCGTACCGGTCTGGTCCTGAAGAAGGTTCCCGGCAAGGAGCAGGATCGTCTGGGTAGTGTTGAGACCGGACGGAGCTGAAGGAAGCCCACCAGGTCCGCCACCATCGAGAACAGGCATCTCGGGTATCCTCTCCTACAGGTAATTCGACCGCTTGATGCGGTGGGTATCGGGAAGAAGGCGAACTCTCGATCCAAGGACCGTATCAATATCCCGCTGAATGAGTCCTGCAATATCCGGGTCGGAGTCTGGAATAGCGATCCCCTTCAACAGGATCCGCACCACGCATTCCTTGAAGGTTTCATAAAACAGGTCGTTCCATGGAAGCGTGTCGGTGGCCGCTGTGAGCACGGACGGCCTCGCGTTGTACTTCCCCGTCACCATGACGGGTGCGGTGACCTTCGGCCGGACGTAGAAATTCGTGGAGATGACCTTGAATTTACGGGGCCTCTGGGTAGCCGTCTCGAACCGGTCGCTGTACAGCCGATACTCATCCCACCACCGGTAATCCTCGTGGTCGTCGTCGTCCAGGGAAGACGGGTCCATCCGGGAATAGACGCCTGAATCGTCCGGCAACAGGACGTTCGAGAGGATGACGTTCTGCCCCGGAACCAGGGAAAGGGCCGTTACCGTTACGAACGTCTTCGCTCCGATCCCCACGGCGACCGAGGACACGGACGTATCCACGGTGAAGATGGGCTGCCCGGGAAGGACGCCGACAGCGACGTTCCACGCGGCGATCGTCCCGGATCCGTTGAAGGCCGTCACGTTCAGGATCAGCGTCTTTGTGCCCGGATCGTAGGACGTCACCGTCCCCGCCATCCAGGCCGACGCGGTAAGCCAGAGCGGGGCCTCCATGGCCCGGGGCTTCTCGGCCATCGACAGGAAATCCGAGGGCACCGGGGCCATGTAGTCGTAGGCCGGGATGATGAGGAACAGGTTCCCGGTCGCCAGGAGGTCGGAGCGCCGGTCCAGAAGGCGCTTGAAGATCAGCGATTGGACCGACGTAGCCGCTCCGTAGATCGTGATCCCGGAAGGGATCTCCATCCGCCCGACCCGCGGAAGAACGTCCAGGATGAGGTCCGACATCGTATAGGGCAAGGATTACCCCTTCGGGTGAATCTTGTAGTGCCTTGCAAGCTCGAGCGAGGTGACGAAAGAAGCCTCGCACTCGGGATGCGTACACGCGAACTTCTTCTCGACGACCTCCGAACCGACGACTACCGGCGCACTTGCCTCGGGAGCGGCCGAAAGAACGGCGACCTCTTCCTTGAGCCAGGAGAAGGCGTCGAGCTGCGACGTGAAGGCAATCCGATCCTTCCGATCGCCCCATCCGTTTGCACCGCCGAACCGGTTCCGCTTCGTGTCGACGACGATGTACCCCGCGCCGGAGGTTCCGTCGAGGTGTCTCTCGAAGGAGAACCCCTCCATCTCGTTTTTTTCTACCTTCGTTGCCCTGATGAGCGGTCGTGGAACGTATTCTCGGAACTGGGTTCCGTGTCCGGCAGCGAGGAAGTACTGGATATGATCATCGTTCTGGACCTCGCATTGCCCCGTTGTAGGGCCCGGGATGATGTTCCCTTCCGTGTCGTATTCGGTGATCGGCTCGAATTTGTAAAGAACCCCGTCATGAAATACGGGAGTCGTGCCCTCTCTCCTGACCATGCTTTCGATCTTCATCCTGATTCTCCTTGTCGATTTGAAATAAGAAGGGGCGAGGTGAACAACCTCGCCCCTTCCTGTGGTTCACAACAGGTTCAGCCGTAGTCGTTTCAGTCCTGATCGAACCCGACGAGCAGCCTGAACCCCACGGACACCGGAGTCGTGGCGGCGACAGGGAAGTACATCGCCAGGATCCGGTCTTTGAACTGGTCCACCCCGATGGCGCTGAAGGGGAAGATGGTCGCCGTGCCGGAGGCGGCTGCCTGACTGCCCATGACGCTATGCCCACCCGCGACGCCGATGGTGGCGGAGGTGAAGATGTTCTGCCCCGAAACCAGCGCCGCGGTCGTACCGGTATCCGTCGCACCTCCCGAGCTGTAGGTCGCGGGATGCGCCGCCGTGGCGATCTGCCCGAAGTCGGGCGCGTTGTAGTACGTGTTCAGGATCCCCACCGAGATGGTGAGTCCGCTGGCGGCCGCGGATCCTGCAACTTCCAACGCCGCGGTGAACAACCGGCAACCTGCCGGCAGGATCCCCATGCAGATGTACAGCGTGGTAGCCGCCAACTCCGTGACCGTGGGGGTGTAGACCCGGTAATCGAAACGAGCTCCCGGGATGGGGGTCTTCGGCGGACGACTGTAGAAGTCCACCGGGTATGCAATGGTCGCCATGATCGCTTCTCCTTTCGAAAGAGAGTTGAAGTTAAGCGGGACAGGTGTTTACCCCGTCCCGCGCGTTTATCGGTTCGCTTCCCCTTACGGCCTGGCCGCCGCGGTGTCGATCGCCATGACGCCGAAGTCGAACCCGTTGAACGTGGTCTTGATGAGTCCGCAGATCACGTTCGTCGACACGATCAGGCGGTTTCCGTTGTCCCGTGTCTCTTCGTGCCAGCCGTACCGGAGATCGTTCCCCGGACTGCCCCAAGCGATTACCGCCGCCTGCCGGCCGCAGAACAGCGCCCGGGCTGCCGCCACCGTAGCGGGGTTGCCGTAGTCTGAGAACGCGATCACGTTCTGGTGCTGGTGCAGGACCACGCCGTTCCAGATCCCCAAGCCGCCTTTGAGGAACTCCGAGGACCGGCCGACGGAGGTTGCGATGGCCTTCTGGATGTCCGCCCAGTCGTTCGTGGTGGTGTTTCGGCGGAGGTTGAACGCCTGGTAGGGGTTCATGATGCAGAGGAATACCTGTTCGCCGTCGACGTTGCACCTCTGGATCTGCGGGACCTCGGAGTACGCAGGCCCGCCGCCGCCCATCATGGAGGCGTAGGCCACCGCGCGGTCGATCGGAAGGGTCGACATCGTATCCGTCGCCGCCAAGGTCGCCTTGGTGGTGGCCACCCCGCCGTAGACGATGTGGCTGGTGTCCGGAGCGGTGAAGGCGTTGTTGGCGAACCCTGCATACGAGGTCGGATACACGTAGTCGGTGTTCACCCCTCTGGCACCGGAGAGGTACATGAAGATGAGCTCGTCGTACACCCGGCCCCACCAGTCGACCTCGCGTTCCTTGGCGATCTCCCGAAGGTCGTGGATGGTCCGCTTACGGGTCATCCGGCCTCCGGCGTCCGCGCCGCCCCGCATCTGGTCGATGTAGACCGCGGAGCTGTAGAACGACAGGGACTCTTCCTTGCCGTGCAGTTCCGCATCGCCCTCGACCGGCTGCATGTTGAGCTGCATGGACAGATCGAAGGTGATCTGCTCGCCCTTGTCCGCCTCGAGGTCGGTCATCTTCCAGAGCGGACGGTTTGGTTTCTTACCGGAATCCATGAACTTTGAGGTCCAGTACCCCACTCGCCCGACGTCGACCGCCAAATTTCCGGAGAACCGCTTGACGGCCTTGGCGTCGTTCAGCCCGATGATCGTCTGCGCCATGGCTTTCTGCCTCCCTTTTGGTAGGCCGTCCTGGGCCTCCGTTTAGTTGTTTGGCTCCTACGTTCCCGTCGAAACCACCTGCAGCCGTTCGTGCCTTATCAGAATGGAGCGGTCGGCTGAAATCTTGAACCACCCGCGCCGCCCTGCCACCTCGGACAACTTCACGGAGATGAACCGATCCCCGCTGGCGTTGAACTCCATGAATTCCCCCACGGATATCTTCTTCTGGTAGCTGTGGGGTTCCAGTTCGTTCGTGATCTTCAGCACCGCGGAACCGTCTTGAATGTCCGAGAGAAGGAAGGAAAGGACGAATATGTTCTTGTCCTCTAAAAGCCTCTCGAAGATGATCGTTTCCCCGATACATAGAAACTTGACGAGGGCCACGTTATCCTCTACTGACCCTTGAAGGCTTCGAGGCTCCGGAGAGATATGCCTCCCGTTGGGGCTCCGTGAGCTTCTCGAGCGCCTTCTCGTAGGATTCCCCGGTTAGCCTGTCCAGAGCTGAGAACGGATCTCCGCTGGTGTCTTCCACCGCCGCCGCTGGTACATCGGCGAGGGTCTTGAGCGTGGGCCTCGCCGCAGGCGGCTTTCCGGGGGCTGCCGCGGGAGGCTTGCCCGCGGGCACTATCTTGGTGATGCCGAACGCTTCCTTGACCGCCTTGTCCGCGGCCAGGAGTAGTTCCATCCCCGAGGTATTTGCGTACATCGGATCGGCGTTCAGACGGCTTACGGTCTCCTTGAAGGCTCCGAACATGGCGGAGGACTTCGGCAGGTACTTCCCTCCGGCGTCCTTCTCCATGTATTCGGGGCGATTCAGGAAGAAGAAACTCTGCTCCTTCTCCCAAGCCTTCGCCGTCCTGGCCTCGTCCCGGACCGTCTGATTCGCGGTCCACACCTCCCGGTTGAGGGCGTCCCGCTCCCGGTTGTATGCTTTAAGGTCGACCTCTCCCGCCTCGTACTTCGCGTCGAGCGCGTCGATCTTCGTCTGGACCTCGGATGGGACGACATCTTCAACCTTCAACTCGGAATCGAGCACTGCGTTGCGTCCGTTGAACCGCAGAAGATCCTCATCCGGAAGGATCGCCGGTGGCTTCGCCGCTGCCGCTTCCGCTGCGATCTCTTCGGGAGCCTTAGCCGGTGGAGCTGCTGCCGCGTCGTCGGCTTCTTTGGCCTCCCGGGCTGTTTTCTCCTCCGGGGTCTCACCCTCTTTGGCGATCGCCGCAAGGGCCGCCTCGTCGAGGACTTCCTCTTCCTCACCTCCCTCCGGATTCTTGATCGAGTCGCGGATGCCTTCCTTTTCGGTATCCGACAGCCCCGACCACTCCTCTTCCGTGTACCCATCGGGCGGCTTCAAAGCCGCTTCCGCTTCGGCCGCTGCCTTCTGCTCCGGGGTCAGTTCGTCCTGCTTCTCTCCTGGGGGCATCGTCAGTTCTCCTTTTCGCTATTCCTGGGTGGGTTCGGTTGCCGGACCCGGTGTCGGGTCGGCCAGAAAACCGGCTGCCTCGGCGGCCGGGGGCGCCGGATCCTCGACGTCCGGGGGCTGCTCGACCTGGGAGGGAGGCTTCCAGAGCAGGTCCGCGAACTGGTGCAGCAGCATCGAGAGGTCTTCCTCCGACGTTCCACGTGGAACCCGCAGCGACGCCGGCGAACCCGTCTGGAAGTAAAACTCCACCGCGATCAAGTTGTGCTCCGGCTCCTTTACCCGTACCGACTCGAACTTGCTCATCTCCCTTCCCTCCTTTTCGTTGTGGAAATGAAAAAGCCCGCTCGAGGCGGGCTTTTCAGGGGTATTTCTGTGGGTGAAAGTTGGCTACTTCTCCGTTGCCAGGTCGATCATCACCTGAGCTTCTTCCTTCTTGCCCTTACTCTCTTCGAGTTTTTCCTTCGCCAGCGCGCAGGCCCGCTTCATCCTCTCCGGATCCTCCCGACACGCCTTGGCGCGCGCCAGCGCCCGAAGGTCGTCCTCCGCTTCCCACCGCAAATGGTCTTCCTTGACACCGACGGGAATGGAGTTCAGCATCCCGGCCGTCTTCCGCTTCTTCTTCTTTTCGTATGCCATGGGGTTTCCCTCTACTGTTGAATTGTTTCCGTCTTGTGAACGCCTTCACCGCAGCACAGCGCCGCTCTCGTCCTCGGGAAGAAGCTCAACACCTTCAGCTCGATCTGCTGAGGGCCCGCGATCCTTGATTGAACCGGCATCGGAACCGCGACGGGAGAGGGGGGTAGCCGACGGCAATCCCCTTCGTCTCCTCCCACTTCCAACCAGAACTCGCAATCCGAGCAGTAGATCATCCTGAACCTCCTTGTCATCTTGCGGGTTGACTACTGGTAGTCGAAATTGAACGTCAACCACATTCCGTAGATTCGATAGGTCGAGGTGCCTGGATTGTTCGCCCGAACCTCGATCGACCACTTATCGTCCTCCGACGCCGATGGAAGTGGATTCAGCCACGCAGGAACCGCGATCGTCGCCGTCCGGATATACGGACTGGTGACCGTTCCGTAGGTGTTGTACAGCGCGGTTGCGGCGAG